AAATTGCTCAGTAACTTTTACTTTTATTGTGCTCATTGCTGTTTATTGCTTATTTCCGTCATATCCTTTGACCCTCAAAAATACAAAGGTATGATGGAGAAGATTGATATTACAGCCACGGGAGTAGTTGATAGTATTCGTAATAAGATGGCAGTGGCTACAGTTTCCAATAAAGGATTAATGCCATCAGGTGTGTTATCGGAGTTCCAAGGCGCGTATAGTGTACTTCTGTTTGAGACTACAAGCACTCCAGTTACAGGCTCAATTCTTTTGTCTATATCTGCAACATCAAGCGGAATGCCTAGCCTATATTACATCTCCATATCACGAGCTGGTGATGTAACAGGCAATCCTAATCTAAAAGTCAAAGTCCTCTCAGGTAGCTATAATATTAAGATTAAAGCTAAGACTGAAGCTGATGGGAAGTGCAGGATTTATGCTGAACGGCTGCAATATACACCTATTTTGGATGCGCTTCTTATGAGTTCTTTTGGCATATCAATGAAGATGGAAGCAGCGGATAACAGTGCATTCGAAGGAGGATTTGAAGCTACATTGGAATAGTATAGGGGCAAGTGCCCCTATACTATTCCAACTGTTTCATTTATAAGATTTGTATCTGTTAAAGAGTTATATTCTAAAGAACCATCAACGGATACAGCGTTTATCTTATTGTATAGGCAGAAAGCAGCAACAGAACTCCATGGTATAATCCCTTTTTACCTACAACAGACATCTGCTTTCTAACCTCTTCTGCAATGCTTGCATCTTTAATATCAATCTTCTCAATCATATCCTTAATTTCATAGTAAGTCTGTCCAGTCCGTAACATTCTCTTCAAGAACGTTACGGAATACACAATCTGTCGTGTAGAATCCTTGAAAACAAGTTATTATAGAATAATTCGTATTGAATTTAACCGCAAGATATAACTGCCCTTCATAAGTACAATGTCCCAATTTAAAGTTTACAGGACCATTGGCACTTACTCCCATTACATTCATATCATTAACAAGGAATGAAGAGGAACGGAACAGCATTATATCGGCTTTTACCATCATAGGCATGTAGTCCATTCCAGCTCTTAACACATATAGGCTACCCAAGACTCCGGCTGCATCCATTTTACCAGTCAGTCCGGAAATGGGGACAATCAAAAGAATCCTGCTTCCTGCCCCTGAAATAGTACTATACCTTAATTGTGTATATCGTAATTTGTCCGTTCCCGATGCCATAGCGATATACTCAGTCTTTGGCAAACGGTCTATAGGCATTTGCGCCAAGCTTTGACCGGATGTTAACCCAATAAGTGATGCCGGATTGCCGGTTGCCACTTCTGATAACTTTACTTTCTCTATCATTCTTGTACTTTTGAGGGTCAAAGGATATGACGGAAATAAGCAATAAACAGCAATGAGCACAATAAAAGTAAAAGTTACTGAGCAATTTATATCGAGAACGAGTAAGGAAGGCAGGGGAATAACCCCTGCTAATAATTAGTTATCTGCATGACATTTATATATGCTTCTGTACTTCTCCCATTTTTTACATATACATTGCCATTTGACGTTTTTTTATTCAATATGATTTTGCCCCCAGCGGTAAAATCAGTTGAAATGCTATTTCCATCGCTCAACAGTATATTGGATGATACTCCAGCACCCACCATGATTAGAGCTGCCGCACCAGAATCGCTATTTCTTACCAGATATGCCCCATAATAAGCAGTACCCAAATCATATTCCTCCCCCGGTTGTAATGTCAGTCTCCAGGTAGGGAACATCTCATTCCTGATATTCTTTATATTGAGCTGCCTTGTGATGGCATTTATCACGTTTGTGTCTGTTATCAGAACCTTCTCTATCATATCCCTTGTACTTTTGAGGGTCTTCATTTTCGGATAAAAACGACAACCGGTTTAACATTTTGTTTTTATTCTCGTTTTGTTTAATATTTTGCTAATTAATTGGGTCTTCGTAAGTACGTTCTTCCAATTCCGCATAAGAATAGGCTACGTCCGTTCCTTTAGTTAGAATCCATATTGCACCTAATGACATGAACTCATATACTCCGCTTTTTGATATAGCGATCTTATTGCAATAATGATATTCATTATTTTCAAATGTAAGTTCATTAAATCCATCTGTTGTTACAACTGAAGTATAACCATAAGTGCTTCCCATTGCTGCATTATATATTGTCAACGAGATTTTCATCCCATTATATTGGACAGCCTCTGGAAGCATATACATACTCTGGGAAATTCGGTTTGGACGGCCATTCCGAAATTCAGAGCCAAAAGCCGGATTCAAAAAGAAATACCCCTCGTTTGCACGGAAATCATGCATCCGAACAAATGATGCATTGGCAATAATTGTCCCCTCAACTTCAACATTACGTCCCTTGAAGCTCCCAGTCAGAAAATCAAGGAGTAAGTTTGGTCGAAACTTGTTTGCCGGATTCATCGGGTCATTGTAATTAAAATCTTTATATCCGCCTACCGTTTCTACAGCAGAGCCATCGGCTTTTATTCCGTATTGCGAAAACATATACTGCCCATAGAACACCGCACTTGCCAGCTTGGCGAAATTCGCCATCAGTACCTCGATAAAGGCATACTGTATCTTGTCCATCAGCACCCAGGTGGCCTTGCTGCCGTTGGCCGCATAGTCCTTTTTCGGATTAATATTCTTGAAGGTGCCCTCCTTGTTCAATACGTAATACTGCCCCTCACACAGCACCATGGGTGCGGACAGTGGGGTACGGGTATAGGATACGGATGCCGCGTACTCCCCGGTCGGATAGACCAGTGGGCCGACCGGTCCCTGCTGGAGATACTTCACTTCTCCCGTCTTGCTTGCCAACGCTTTCTTTGCCATATCATGCTGCCGTTGAGATTGTCCATGAAACATTGCCGCCTGCCTGCTGGCACATAGCTTCAGTGCAGGTACCGCTTGCCGCAGCCACATTCGCCGTAGCCGGATTGAGAATGACCCCTGCCGAATCCATAAAGACAAAATAGAACAGCATATTCTTTGCCTTCGTGGTCTGTCCCCGCTTGACAAGGATAGGCGTATAAGTCACCGAACCTCCGGAACCGGAAACAATCGTCTCATCCTCGGGATTGGGATTAGTTATGATGTCGTAGGGGTCTGACAAGTCCATCACCGTCTGCGTGTCAAGGCCTATCAGATTGCCGCCCTGCGACACCTCCACCTTAAAGATGCCCGTAGTGTCAACCAGGCTGTCCGTAACGGTCAGACTCTTGCCGGTCTGGTCGACGAGTGTCTGCCAGGCACCGTTAACCATCCTGGACCACTTGTAGGTTAGTCCGGAGGTGATCTCTGACGCTCCACGTCTCGCCATTGCCGTGAGAACGACACTGCCTCCCTTCTCACGGATGGCAAAGTATTTGTCATCTCCGGAAACGATGGTCACCACGTTCTGGTTGCCCACACCCTTGGTGATAGGGATGCTGTAAACGAACTGCACCTCATCCGACACGTTGCCCACGGTCACCGTAGCCACCGCCTTGACGCTGCAGCTCGCACCGGACGACGCCTTCACCAGGTTCTTCACGATCTGAAGCCCGTAATAGTTCGTAGTGCCCGCCTTGTAGGGGATGTACTTGAAATGCCCCGTCTCGCCGCCGAACGTGTTCGTGGAAACGTTGGATGTGAAGCTTATCAACACGTCATTGAAATACCACCTGATGGAAGAGGGCACCACAACCCCCTCAGCCACCCGTGAGGAGGTGAGAAGGAAGGAGAGCGTCGGCTTCATCGTGGTGAAGTCGGGGGCTATGTTGGTCGGAGCACCCGATTCACCATCATACTCTTGATAGAGGTCGCCTTTGTCGCACATAATCGCTGGCATGTAAACGCCAGACTTTTGCGAAAAGATTACCTGCCCGACCTTACTCGCTACGCTCATCGGTCACCTCCTCCCCGTCTTTATCCATGAAACCCTCCGGAGTGGCGACCTCCACCGGATCTTCCACGCCGTCTATCTCACCCTTGGCCTGCTGCGGGGAAAGGCACACGCCCCCGACTACTGCCGCCCGGTCGAATACCGTATCGCCGGGAAAGCCTGCCACATCGGCCTGCCATAACAGCACATTGCCGTCGGCAGTGCTGTTGCGGATTCCTGCCACTCCCAGCTTGTCCGCAACCTCTCTCGTCACTTTGATATAAAATGCCATACTGCTATCGATTAATGGTTAAACATCCCTTTTCCTTGCCACTATAAACTTACCGCTGTCATCCGTCACGTACTTGCCGTCAGATGTCACCACCGCCGCATACGGGCCCTTGTCAATCACCTTCAGCTGTAGCATCATGCCGTCGGTGCATGGGATGGAGGGCGAGTACCCGGCAGCGGCCAGCACGTATGAGGAGGCGCCGGCCGCCTTCGTGTACCATTCGCACTCAAGGATGGCCTGGGGATTGGGGACAATCCCTGCCGTATCACGGATGACCGGTTTCGGGTATATCATCTTGGTTCCGTCTGCCACCTGCTGCGGAAATCCCTCCCAGTCAATCTCGATGCTGGGAATACGCCTGCGGATGGTGGTGGAGACATAGTCTATGTCACTGTCCGGCTTGGATGAAGGAGCACCGTCCTTCGAGTACGATGCTTTCACGACGTAGGTCTGTTCGTGGCCGATATAGTCCCGGTCTATGGTAAGCACGTTCTTTGTCAGTGATACGAACTCCCAGTCATTGTCGCCGTTACCGTCGGTAATCTGCTCCAGTGCGCCCGTATTCAGCTTCCGATAGAAGAAGAACTTGCACTTGTTGGTTGCTGTGACATCTACATCACCGACAAGCAGTCTGGCGGTGATGGCCTGCCTGGCAATGTCCCGACACGGGTTCCAGTCAAGTGCCGACGGAGAGTCGACCATCAGCTTAGGCTGCGCCTCGCTGCCGTCAACGGCGCGGACAAGACGGCTGAAACGGTAGACATGCGTCTGTCCGGTACGCTTCGCATCGACATACTCGGCGTAGAACTCCAGTGTTACCGGACTGCCGGGAACGGCGTTCTTTTTCACTTGTATCTTACCCTTCTCGGCTCCGGTCTCGGTAATGACATAGCTCTTGTTGGCAGATGTAATCAATGTCCGTACACCGTTCAAGCGCTCGTACCACTTCATGTTGACCAATGACGCGTTGACCGCACCCACCTTGACCACCGCATCCGGGTCGGTGGCATTGCACCGGGGGAACAGCGTCAGGGGGGTAAGCGTGTAGTCCGGAGTGTACTCGGCCTTGTCAGCCTGGTACACCTGCACGTCCGGCACGCTGCCGACAACCTCTATCCCGCCGCTGGTCTGGAGAGGGCGGTAGTTGACCTCTATCTTCTTCTGTATAGTCTGCATAATTAGAAAGTTATATAATTCATTGTCTCATAATTGTTCTGCCCGTCACGCAGCAATACCCGTGCGATGAACTTGCACCCGGTCATGTTCATATAGTCGGGGCCGAGGTCGTTGACCGTCAGCGGCAGTGACTTGCCGGTTTCCGCGTGTGCGACCGCCCAGGCGTTGTCCTCGGTGACGTTGCCCGTGTCGCGCGTCCACTCCACATCACTGTCAAGGATATGCGTCGTCACATCACGGTTGTACAGCTCACCGGTAATGGTGAGGGTGGTCGCAAAACGCTCCGCATCGAAGTACCAGCCGTTGCTGCTCTCAATGTCGATGCTGAAATCCGGATTGCCCTCGACCATTGCCCAGCCCGCTGCTCCGTACTTCGGTTCGTCGGTAGTGTCGGAAACAAGACACATCCACTTGCATCCGTAGTGCCACACGGTATCGTACATCATCACACGTACGGTCTCGGTCTGTGCCTCGCGGTCGGCTTGGTAGGGTTCTGCTCCCGTGGCGGTCTCCATGCTCCACTCGCCGCGGTCGTTGGCGATGCGGGGCAATACGCCTTGGAAGTCGATGCGGTGGATGTCCTGCGCTACCAATCCCCGAACGTAGATATAAGAGTGCAGGTAGTTGATGGGCAGGTTGTCGAACAGAGACAGATGCTTCAGCCTGCCGACGATCACCGAATAGTTGCTTTCCTCAAGGATGGGTTTTGTGACCCCGTTAAGCATGCAGATACAATGCTCACGGGATGACAGATACCAATAACCCTGCCGTTCAGTATCAACCGGGTTGCCACGGTGTGATAATATCATCAACGGCTCAGGAGGATAATTCTTGCCACCCGGCACCTCGCTATCAGGGTACATCACAGCGTTGATCGTATTGGCTGAGATGTCAACATGCAAAACACGTAGCCAGGAGGTATAATACTTGCCGCCACCTGATGCAAGGTCATTGACAACACCATATACAACATCGTTTTCTGCCAGTGCAGTAAAGTCGTTATCCCACCGTTTCTTCATCTTCAGGCTGTATGTGCCGTCTTCAAGCTGCGATACACTTTCGATGGTACCGGACTCGGAGAAGGAATAGTCGCTCTCCATGGCAGAGAGACGGTTGAAGATAAGCTCAAGGACGGTAAGGCTGTCGCGGACCTCGAGGCGGGACAGCTGCATACGGCCGTCCCTATCGGCAATGATACCTTTCCCGGCAACCATGGAGTCAATTGACTCGCCGACCTCAAGACCTCCGAGAAGACGAATAATGAAATCTGTCTGGTCGGGCTCTGTCTTGCTCAAAGCTTTTTGCGCAATCTCTTTCAGTACCCTCAGAGCGGACATGACCGTATAGTCAGTAGCCGGCCGCCCGTCCCAGCTTTTCAGAATATCAAGTGACAGCTGTTCCCGCTGCTTGTCCAGTATATATTTCAAGTCCGTCAGACTTGAATCCACCCGCGACTTCCAGCCTTTTCCCACCTGGTCGGTGCATTCTATTGTTGCAATGGAGAGATTGTCCAGTTTGCGCACGACTTTCGTCATCCGCGTGTCCCTGGTCCCGCCCGACGCTGAAAAATACTTGTCGCTCAGCAACCGCACACGCTGTCCCGGCAATAACGGTATCCGGTTCCGGTCTATATAAATATAGTCAGTGTCACCGCCATACTTGGACACGTCCTCACTGTATCTGGCCAGATAGTCATCCACGGCGGCCTTGTAGTCGAGCTCAGCCTGCGTCTCGTATTCCACCGGCATACGGAAGTTCCAGGGAATATATTCATTCCCGACAGCCGGTATCAGACTGCCACCCGGTATTTGCGTCTTGTCATCAGGATAGGTGTTGATGATTTCCCATTCCCCCGTTTTTGAGTCATAGTTTGCCTCGAAGTCACGCCCGGCAAGGTCCCCTGTCTGGAACGACACATGCTTCACCAGGCCGACTATCTCATTCCCGTTCGGATCAAACTGCATGCCGCTGTCCTTGAAATAATAGACAGTGAACTTGTTCCCGTCATCCCCGGCCTTCTCTTCACTGCGCACAGCCGTCACAGTGCCCGTATAATGGGGGAATATTCCGGCAAAGGCATCCTCCTCCACGTGTTCATACAGACCGTAGTTCGTGTTACGGTCCATATATTTGGACCGGTCAGGAAGCTGGAGACGGGAGAAGCCGTAACGGGAGGGGTCGATGTTCTTTGTCGAGCCCAGGGGAATCAGACGCGTGAAGAACTTTACACTGTCACTGTTCTCCGACTGTGCCAATGAGGTAAGCCCCCGCATATAGCCCAGTTCCACCGGCTCCCCATGCTCGCAGCGCGAAAGGTTGAAGGTGAAGCCGTCCGTCCACCATTCCGTACCGAACGCTTCGGCAATCATTGTGGCGGCATCCCAGCAGGTGACATTATTGTATTCGATGGTCCGGTTGTCTGCCACCACCACGTCGCCGATGCGCCAGACCTCACGCCCGTAGATGCGGTTCATGTTCTCCACCCACTTCTGCAGGTGCTCGCGGGGACCACCGTCAAGACTGAACTGGGGGTTATAAGCCCCATCGGTCAGATGCAAGTACTTCACTTGCTCCGCGTCATGTATGGGGGCATAGAACTTCACCGAATAACTGTAGGTCTGTGTATCCTTCTGCCTGGGCTTGTACTCCTTCTTTATACTGAACTTCACTCCCTCCAGCAGCACATAGTCCTCCACGTCCAGCATCACGTAGGACGGGTGGGTAAAGGAGGCCGACACAGAGTATTCCTTCATCAGTTCCTGGTTCCAGGTGGTGGAGGAGGATGTGGAAACCGTCAGTTTCAACTCTCCGGACCGGTTATAGATTTTGAGTTCCATTCAAACAGCTTTTAATCGTTATTTAAAGAGTTCCGGGTTTCGGTTCCCGAAACTTCATTTTCCATCTCTCTACGACCATCCCGCCGGATACATCCGTCACGGTGTCGAAGTCGGAAGAAGACTTGTAGTAGAACTTATAGGCAGATGTCCTGCCCTTTACCTGAAGGTTCACCCATCCGGAATACATGACCTTCATCAATGCCGCACGGCGGGTCTCGCATTCCTCCGGAGAAGAGGCGTATATGGCGAAGTACAACGTCACGTCCCTGGCCTTACAACACGGAGACGGCAATACCTCCGGCAGCTCCTCACCGTTACGCTCCCGAAAATCCACAGCGGTGTACCCCTTCATTTCAAGCGGTTTCAGCAATTCACTGAAATTGAAGTTATCCTCCCGTCTGTCCTCACAGAGGAAAGCGGAATATTCCGTCCAGGCGTCCTTGCCGTTGACGGTCATGTATCCGGTCAAATCTTTCATACTTCTATATCGTTTTCCATCCGTCCCGGTCCTTGCTTGCCAGGAGGTCGAATATGTCTTCCAGTATCTTGCAGTAAGCGGTATTCTCCGCTATCTGCAGGAATATGTCATGGTCGGCAGCGCGTCCCTTCATCAGTTCCTCCAGTAACTTGTGCATGCCGCTGGCATGGTCCTGCAGGGAGGTGAACAGCCCCTCCAGCTTCGTACCCTGCTCCTGGGTCAAGGCAGTAAAAGTCCCGCTGCGTCCGGACTGGGAACTTGAACTGCCGGAAGAGCCTTCCCAGCCGAAATCCTCCATTATCTGTTCCCGCTGTGCCAGCATCTCATCGATTATCTTCCGGTAATCCCCGCGCAGTTTCTCCACCTCCGTCGAGGAAAGTCCGTCCTTGTCGGCCATGTCAGCCCATGAGTCATACAGTTTCTGTATCCGGTCCTTGTACCGGGTTGCCACCAGTGCGGAAAAAATGGCATTCTGAAGGTACTTCTCAAAACTGTCGGCAAAGTCTTCCGAAGTGGCATCCATATCGGACAGCATGGAGACGAAGCCGTTGTAGAAACTGTCGAAGTCCGTCTTCGTCAGTGCCTCCTTGCGGGCTTCCTGCACCTCCTGCCAGGCTTCCTCGCTCTCGATAATCTGCTCGAGGTAGTTCCGTGTGTCCTCGTGCAGCTCGCTCCAGAATCCGCTTGCTTCATCACGGAGTCTCACCAGCTGCTCATACGGGAGGTCGAAGAGCCCCGTCATGCGACCGTCCCCTATGCCGTATTTATCGAAGTCGCCGCCCAGCACCTTCCTGGCTTGCTCCCAGGCGGACCGGGAAATATCCTTGCGCTGGTCGGTACCGTGCGAGGCGCTTGACCCCACGCCCAGGAACCCCTTGCTCGCACCCGCATTCAGATAGGCCTTGCCCATCTCGCGGGCATAGTCCTGCTGTTTCTTCAGCAGCTCGCGGGCACGCTCATAAGAGTTGTCCGCATTGGCGAAGTCGTCCGCCTCCATGGAGGAGACAAGCTCCTTCTGCTTGGAAATGACCCTGTCGAGCACTTCCATATAGCTCTCGTATTTCTCCTTGGCCTGCTGGTAGCGCCTTTCCGAGCGTTCGCCTCCCCAGTCGGCACCAAACAGACTGCCCACGCTCTTGACGGCACCGCCAACGGTATTCACCACACCGCTTATCATGCCGCCGACGTCCATGCTGAGAAGGGACCGGGCAAACCCGCTGATACCTTCGCTCATGGTGTTGAAGCCTTCCACCACGCCTTTCACATTCTCGTCAACAGTGACGCCGAAGCCTTCCAATGTGGAGATGATGGTACCGGCAGCCTGACCGTAGGACGACATCCTGACCGCCACACCCTGCAGCGATTGCGCCAATGCCGCCTGCTTTTTCAGACGGTTGTTCTGGGCGGCTGCAAGGTTCCTTTCAGCCTGCTCCTGGGTCAACAGTCTGGCTACAAGTCTGCCGGTCTCGTCCCTATACATACCCGTGACCACTTCACCTCCTGCCATTACGGTGTTCAGGTCTTCCTGGGCGCTCTCCACTGCCGCCTGGGATTCGCCGTACTCCGCCAGCGAACGTTTCAATTCCTGGAAAGGCTTGCGGTCGGCAATCTTCAGGTCTATATCCGTAAGGGCATCCTGCAATTCCTTTAAATCGGACGGGCGCAGCTCCTTGGCGGCACCGCTGATATATTCCCTCAGCTTGTCGCGGAGAACGGACAGCGCTTCAGTGCTCTGTCCGTCCAGGTTACCGAATACGTCGGCCAGGTTGACGGTCTTCTTGAATTCCCCGAAGTCCAGTTCCTTCAAGTCGTTGTCCCGTTTCTTTTTCAGTGATTCCTTCTCGCCTTCGGTTTCGGCACGGGCTATCTTCAGTCCATAATCCTGCACGATGGCAAGGCGCTTGTCCTGGTAAGTGCCGTATTCCTTGTTGTAGTCAATCCAGTCCTGGCGGTTCTTCTCGCGCCATTCCTTTTCTATATTATAGGTGTCCTGCAGGTATTGTACCCGGGCAAGGGCGCGTTGTGCCGTCGCGCCGTCCTTCACCTGCCTCTCTTCTTCGGGAGTCACCTTCCTGCCCGCCTTCCTTGATTTCTCCAGTTTGGCAAGGGTATCGCGTTCTTCCTTGTCGATAGCGGCAAGAGTGTCATTATACTCCTTTTCGGCAAGCGCCTTGCGTTTTTCCCGTCCCTCCACCATCACGGCGATGCGGGCGGCCTCCACTTTCCGCTGGGCACGGATGCGGGCGTCGGCAAGCTCGGCGGCATAGTCAAGTCTGGTACCTTTGGAATTTTCTTTGTCCGTCTTCTCCGTGATCCCGGCTTCTTTCAGTTTTCTGGCGGACTCCATCAGTTTGTCATTGTATGTTTTTGTATAAGTCTCCGCATCCTGCTCCGCTACTTCCTTAATGGCATTCTGTTTCCCGATACCTGCATTCCAGACGGTTTCAGCCCTTGATGTGCCTTGTTTGTCGGACATGGAGCCCGGAGTCCATTGAGGGTCAAGGAACAGGAATGAAACCGCCTTGTCTTTCCAGCTTGGACCCTCCTTCTTTTTCCGGTCTATCTCCGTCTGGGCCTTCAATGCCTTTTCTGCCTCTTCCGCTGCCAGCTTAAAGGCTGCGGCAGCCTCCGCACGCAAAGTCATGGCCTGGATAAAGGCCTCCGTATTTGTAACCAGCGCGTTCTCGGCTTCATCCACATTGCTTACGGACACGCCCAACTTGTCAAATTCGTCCTTGTTGTCCGTAATGAACTTCTTTTTCTCTGCCAGGTCATTGCCCAGCTGATTCCAGCGTTCCTGCAAGGAGCGGATTGTAACAAGCTGTCTGCCGAGGCTGGAAGTGTCCAGCGAGTCATTTATCTTTTCCTGGGCATCCGCCATCTCCAGGGCGGCCCTGCTTCCTTTTCGCATCCGGCCGGCAAGCTCCCATATCTCTTTACTGTATACGACAGTCAGCGTGATGGCGGTAGCCATGAAAGTCTGCCACGAGAAAAGGGACGAGAGCACCTGCTTCCATACCGGTGTCGCCTTCTGGCCTGCCGCCGTCAGTCTCTCGTACTCCTTTCTGGCATTGCCCACCGCATCCGTAAACATCGGGATGTTGTTGGATATTGCCAGGAAGAACATCTGCGGTCCCATGGCCAGTGACGGAAGCTCGCGGGCTATCTGCGCCATGCTCATCTTCACGCTGTTCAGTTTCGGTGCGGGGTCATTGCCTATGACGGGTGTCTCGCCCGCCCGTTTTTTGGCAGCCTCGTATTCCTTAAGCTGTTCCTTCAACCCGCCGATGGCACCCTTCAGCGCCTGGATGTCAGCCATCTCCCTCTCACCGGCAAGCCCTTGTTCCTGGAGATTCTTATACTCCTTCTCCAGATCTTTCAGTTCCAGTTTCAGATGCCCGATCATCCGCCTGGTGAAAGCCTCCATGTTGGCCACGTTGCCTTCCACCGACCTCATGCCCGCCAGCGTCTTGTCATCAAGGAATATTTCAAGTTTAATGGGATTCATCAGCGTTTTCCTCCTCGTCAAGCAATTGTTGTAAATAGTCCGCCGGAGATATGTCCGGCTGCTCGTTGCGGCTTCTCCTCTCGGCAACCATCTCCTGCGTGGTCTTCTTCCTTCCCGGCACATGGCGGGGAAAGTCCTGCCACATCAGCATCAGCATCGGGCAGTTCACACCGCGCATGATGTAGTCCACACTCCAGCCCGTGTCACGGGCTATCTGTCCCACGAGACCGAACGGGCTATGGGCGGGTTCCGTGTACCCCTTTAACTCCCGTTCTGTTTTCTTTGGCTCAGATTGGGCGCCGTCAGGCTCATTACCTCGGCCAATCTGATAATATTCCCGAAAGGGATGGTACTCATCGTACTGAGTGCAATCATCCAGGCGTCTTCCAGGGCGGAGGGGTGCATGCAGCTGCGCAGCATCCATGCCACCGGACGGTTCAGAAGCCTGCCCGACACCCTGCCGCGGACGATGGCATATGCCACCATGCGGCTCACTGTCCTGGTGTGCTTCACCATAAACTCCAGCTTCTGTTCAAAAGTGTAGGCCCTGAGTTCCTCGTGTGTCACACCCAGTTTCAGATACATCCGTGCCATGCGGCAGCGGCTTTCCAGGGTTGGTATCCGCATCACCCAGCGGATGTGTCTCCCTCCGGGAAGCCGCAGCGGAAGGGAGATGCCGGCATCCGACATGACCCTCTCCGCAAGGGATTCCAGTTCAAAGTTCGGTTTCATGGGCAGCCCCCCATTAGCCTGCAGCCTCGGTACCCGTATCCGGGTCGATGCCCTTGGCGAAGAGCTTCATGCGCTTGCCCTCAGAATTCTTCAGCAGCTCAATGTTCAGGGAAAGCCCCAGCACGTTGGATGAGTTGATGCCGTTAGTAAAGTCACTGCCGGTCACCTTGGCATTGTAGAAGCGCAGGGTCTCGCCGCTGTCGGCAACCACGTCCATCACGCCCGTGGCTTCCCAGTTCTCGGGGGGCTCCCAGTTGTTCTTGGCGTCCTTCGTGCCGCCGATGGTGTTCACCAGGCTCTCGGCGTTCAGCTCTATCAGGGTGCAGGTGAATGCCTTCTTGCCGGGATTGGTGGTGAGTGTCATTACCGGGCCGTCCTTCACCTGCGCGGCGTAGATGTCCGTGGTACTCGGGGCGCTCCCGGCAGGCTGCAGGCCTTCCTCGCTGATAAGGCCGATTTCCTTCTCCTTGAATTTGAGGTGCGCCAGTCCGTAAATTAATCCGTCCATAAATTCTTTTGTTTTTTAAGTTCTGTTCAATCGCCGTTTAATCAGTATCAGAAGAAGGACGGCAACGGCCAGCCGACCTGTCCATATTTGAAACCACTGCCAGCCGGTGGGTTCCCTTATCACCTCAGGAGGCAGGGTCTCTACCGCTGAGGATGTCTCGTTGCGGATACGTGTCAGTTCTTCCGTCAGCATTATTACCTGGCGTGCCAGACTGTCGCAGGTGGCAGTCACCTCCAGGCTGTCTTCCGATATGCGATTGACATTCACTGTTGCCTGCCCGCTGCGCTTACTGAAGCCCGTCCCCACAGGTATCGAGGTCAATATCTTCGTCGGAAATGCCGTCCTCGCCACACTGGGAGGAACGGGCTGCTGAAGGAGAGCGAACCCGCTTCTGCCTTGCAGGCTGTCGGTATGATGGCTGGTCTGCATCAATTCCCCCTGACTTCTGCAACTCGATACGGATAGGACAATCATTATAATGGCGGCAAGTGGAAGCCTTACGGATAGTACGGTTGAGTTCACGTACCGCCTTGTTAAGCTTGATGTTCTCATTCTGCAATTCAATTAATGTCCCCGAAAGGTTGTCATACATTTCTTTATAGGCATCGTTCCGCTCCTTGGCGGCGATTACCTTGCTGTTCTCCCGGTGTCTCAACCATGCCCAGAGGGAACCGGCAATGCCGCTCGGCACAAGCCACTGGAGAATCTGCATTATCGTTTCCATGTTCATGGCCAAGTAGTTTTCAATAATCACTTAAAGCAGGCTCCAACCCGTGATAATGTCCTCCATCACGGCAGGTACTCCGTTTTCCACCTGCGACATCGCAGCCGCAAAAGCGCACATCGTACCTTGATCACCCACATCGGGTACATAGCTTGCCGGCACCTGCATCTCCTTGCACACACGGCTGATGTAACCGTTCGTGTTGTTCTCTGTGGGTGGCGCCCAACGTCGGATAAAGTCGGCAATGGTGCGGCAGCCGTGTTTGCGGCGATAGTTCTGTAACAACTTAAGACCGGCACGGTAGCCGTAGGCCATCGTCCTGAACTGGCAGAACGAACGGTCCTGCGAAGGCCGGATTTCCCCCTGCCACACGGTGGTGGCAGAGAGACGGATATTCAGCGGGTTATTGTTGCGTAGTCCTCTGCTCATCACTATGCCTCCAGTTCTTCACCCGCATCCTCCGGAAGCGGACCAGCCTTCTCCTCTCCAGCCTTTGCGGCAGCCGCGGCAGCTTCACGACGGATCTGCGCCCAGTGCTTGTCCGCTGTCACCTCCGCGTCGGAAGTCTGTGCCGTCTTGCCATCATAACTGTAGATGGCACCGATAGCCTCCTGCTTCTTCGGCATCGTGATTTCGTAGTGGCGGAAGTTTACAAGACTCTCCTGGGTCTGCGGATTGGTACGCGCCTCGTTATAGTACATCTTCGTGGAACCCTGGGCACGGAACATGCGGGGCACGTAGAAGGCAACGGACGCCTGCATGTCCGTCTCGGCGGGAGAAGTCCCGAAAGGAACCTTCACCCCGGCATTGGTGAAGTACGGGCAGTTTACAAATTCATAAATCTCGAAACCGTACATGTTCGTCACCTTGCCGGTGGTGTAGTTGTAGTACTGCTCACGGAACTTCTGGTCTTCTTCCAGCAAGTCGTTGATATGGTCGGGACAAAGCACCAGACGACGTCCGTCGGTAGGAACCTCCGCCTTGTCGAAAGCTCGTTTCAGGGCGATGACATCCTTGCGTGTCATCTTCTTGCGGCCCGTAGCGTCAGCCTCACCCGAAGTGGGGACTACTGGGGTGGTTTTCGTATTGCTGTAAGGGGACAGCGCATGGATGGCCTTCTTGTACTTGGCCGTGTCAATGGCATTGCTGTGGCGCTGCACATCGGTGGAGAACTTGTCATAGGAAATGGCATACAACTGGTCGTCCGTCACGCGGGTCGCCTTCGTCTGGTATTTGTCCAGGCCGATGGGAATATCACCTTCCGTAAGATTCTGGACCGGAATCGGATAGGTGGTATTGTTTATCAGCACATCCGGATCACCTCCCACATCCACCAGATGGATGACCTCATTCTCGGCCTTGGCCGAATAGTCGGGAATCCCGTTCAGAAAACTCGCCGCCAGCCCCGCATTCAGGCGTTTTACCAGCTCACCGGTCCACACCTCAGTATATACGCCCTCAAAGGCTGCGCCCAGGGGCATGAAGTTTCCAAGCACAGCCGGAACAACCGCCCCGGTCGCTGCGCCATAAGCGGGATCCATTCCCACCACATTCGCCAGGACGACGCCCATCAGGACGTTGAACAGCGTTCCGCAAATAAATTTCATCATGTCGTTTTACGATTTTACAAGTTACTATTACTGTTTCTCCTCTCTCAGAACTTAGGGCAGTCTATGCCGTATTCCGCCTTGTACAGCTCACGGTATCTGGCCGGGTCGTTCTCGCGCATCAGCTTCAGCTGCGATTCCGGCACCTCGCTCAGTTTGCCCCACTGTCCCGATGCCATGCCGGCACTCGACGCACCGCCTCCACCGGTGTTAAGCAACTGCATCGGCTTGGTGGCGGCAGCCATGCTGTCCAGTGTCAGTTTCAAGGAGTCCGCTCCCATTGTCTTGCCCAGACCGATGAAGTGTTCCCTCTTGTCCGCATTGAACTTTCCTGCCTTGATGGCTTCATCCACCATCTGCGTCACACTTGCCAGCCTGATCTCGTCCAGCTGCTTGCGCAGTTCCATGTTTGCGGTCTGATGTCCTTGCAGGATACCTATCCTGGCAAGGATCTCCGTTTCTGTCGCCGTCTCCGGCAGGCCCAGCTTCAGGGCGATAGCTTTAAAATCTGCATTCATAGTCTCTTTTGTTTTTGAGTTATTGCTTGGCGGGGTTTGTCCGCCGTCTGTTTTCAGAAGGGGCAGTGCGGTGCAGTCTTCGCCGGTGGCAAGTTTCAACTCATCGCCCCGGTAAGAGAGCATGACTATATTGTCGTCATTACCGCCCATATCCACCATACTGACCTCCATCAGCCTGCACCTCGTGATGGTCGGACGTGTCTGTCCGGGTTTCAGCAGTACGGGGTCGTCACTCGACTCCACGATTTCAAAATAAGGGCTGCACATCTTCAGAGTACCTTTGTCCCATTGCTGCTTTGCCAGTTTCGACTCGTCACGGACTTCATCAAAGTAGGGTTCACCGGTGATTTCGGCACCTTCCACTTTCAAATCCCTAATATTTCCGATAATGATACCCCTCCAGTGCATCCACAGCATGACGGGATTTCTCCGGAACTGCTCCAAATCCACCCCGTCAGTCTTTACCCAGGTGCCGAAGCAGTTCAATGTCTCGTTTGATATCCTGATTCTTTTAGCCATGATTTCCGTCTCATTTTGTCGCAAACTTACAGCTACACCCATAACCGCACAAAAAAGTGTGTAACGGTTGCCCTCAAGTGTGCAACCGTTTTGTAACTGTGTGCAAGCATTGCGCCGTTTTTTCGTGCCCCGCACCACACTTCGCAACTTTGCCACTGTAAACAAGAAATTTCAAGGTATATGGCAAACAGTAAGGACAAGCAGAAATCGGTGGCGAAGCACCTCTACATGAAAGGGACCCCCACCGCACAGATTGTGGAACTCACCGGAGTGAGCCGCCAGTCCGTCTCCCGCGGGGGGGGGCACCAACACACGGGGGGGGGGAGCGGCACGCGCCGGAGATGAGCAAGGAATCCATCACCTCCAAAACCCTTTCCAAACTGGGGGACGCCATCGACAAGGCAGACGGTGACGAAAGAAGCATCGGGCGCATGGCTGACTCGCTGCTGAAATCCGTCAAAGCTATCAAGGAAATCAACTTGAGCACCACCATTGTGAACAAGGTGGATACACTCATAGAGTTTGAGAACTGGATGGTGACGCACCGGGACGAATATCCCGAGATAGACGACAAAATGCTTGTACTCATCAACCGTATGCACAGCGAATTCATGGGAATCAAATTCAAACAGAAATGACAGCGGAAGAAAAAAAAGAAGCACTGCTGCGGTGGAATGAGCACTGCCAGCGCCTGTTGCGCCTCACCTCAAAACGCAAACCGGAGACTGAAGCCGAACGGAAAAAGAACATCGCCCGTGCCTTGAAAGATTACGACTACTTCTGCCGGCGGTACCTGAGCCACTACTGCCAATGCCCCAATGCAAGATTCCACAACGAGGCCGCCCGTTACATCGAGAAGCACCGGGAAATGCGGGCCGTTTTCAAATGGCCGCGCGGACATGCCAAGTCCGTACACCTGGACGTGGGAATCCCCCTATGGCTGAAGTTCAAGGGGGAGCTGCACGTCATGGTATTGGTGGGGAAAAGCGAGGGCAATGCCGATGCCCTGTTGAGCGACCTGCAGGCGGAACTCCAGTTCAACCAGTACATTGTCGAAGACTTCGGCGAGCAATACAACTCCGGATGCTGGCAGGAGGGCGAATTCGTTACCAAGGACCAGTGCGCCTTCTTCAGCCGCGGACGCGGGCAGTCACCACGAGGACTGCGTTTTCGCGACAAGCGTCCGGACTATATCGTGGTGGATGACCTTGACGATGACGAGATGTGCCGTAGCGAGGCGCGTGTGCGAGAGATGACAAAATGGGTGAAGGAAGCCCTTTTCGGTTGTTTTGGCGGTAAGGAAGGACGCTTCATCATGGTGGGCAACCTCATCGGCAAGAACAGCGTGCTGCAAAAGATGACAGACAGCGACACCGTATATACCAGTACCGTCTATGCAATCGGCAAGGACGGGACTCCCGCCTGGCCGGAATGTTACACCATCGAACTGCTGCGCAGTCGTGAACGGTTCATGGGCTACCGAAGCTTCCAGAAGGAATACATGCACAATCCCATCACCGAAGGTGCGGTCTTCCAGGAACGCTGGATCCGGTGGAAGCGGATGCTCAAACTCCGCTACTATGAAAGCCTGGTGCTCTACATCGACCCCAGTTTCAAGGACAGCAGCAAGAACGACTACAAGGCCGCCAAGTTGTGGGGACGTCCACGCGCCGGATTGAAAACCGCCAGTCCCACAGAACTGCATTGCCTGCGTGCTTTTGTGCGTCAGTGCAGCGTGGGCGAAATGGTGCGATGGGTTTATGACCTTTGGGAGTCACTGTCCGAGGACGCCGCCGTCACCATCTACATGGAAGCCAACTTCATGCAGGATACCATATTGGACGAGTTCGAGCGTGAGGGCAGGCAGCGCGGCTACCAGGTGCCCGTCACCGCCGACAAGCGGAAGAAGCCGGACAAGTTCGCCCGCATCGAAGCCGTCAGCCCGCTGTGGGAACGCGGTCTGGTCTTTTACAACGAGAAACTGAAAAATGACAACGACATGAAGACCGGTATCGAACAGACCCTCGCCTTCGAGAAAGGAAGCCGCGCCCATGATGACGGCCCCGACGCTGATGAGGGTGCCATCTACAAACTGCAGAAGCAGGTGCGTGAGGAAAATTTCACACCGCGCATGGGAGTACGCCAGCCGCCCTCCCAAAGCTGGTGAAAATTAAGAGTTCATGCATCACTAAACATTAACCGCTAAACATTATCCCCATGTTCATTACGGAAGACGATTACATACAGATTGGAACGGAGGCATTGAGAATCATGCAACAGAGTTCACCCGACAACCGCCTGGCAGCGGAACAGCGTGCCTTGTCACGCATTGCATCGGCCCTGCGCGGGCGTTACGACATACAGAAGGCATTCGCCTGCGAAGGAGAACGGCGGGATGCCGAACTGGTGGGATGTGCGGTCGATATCGCCCTCTACCACATGTCAGCGTCGCTGCCCCAGAAGATGGGCTCCGAGGTGCGCGAGAAACGCTATAAGGATGCCATCGAATACTTGAAGGAGATACAGGCGGGACGTGTAATCCCCGACATTCCCACCGTCATGGGGCCGGACGGAGAAGAGGATTTCCATAACCCCATCCGCTACGGATCAGCCGCCAGGAACGAGTATATCTGGTAAGAAATATGGTTTTTCAATTATTCATTTTCAATTAACAGACTATGTCCAATCGCAATTACAAGAAACAGAACCCGGTAAGGATTGGCAGGGTAAACCCCGGCAACCCCCCCCCCGGGGAGCGGGGGGGCGCGAGGTGGCTCG